GTCCTTGATGGCGACGAGCCCGTTGTAGAGCGTCTTCGTCCACTCGAAATAGGTCGGCGCGTCCGCGCCCTGCTTGAAGAGCCGGATGAAGTCGGCGAAGGCGTTGGCGACCCACTCGTAGGTCTCGGTGAGGAACGTGCTGATCTCGTTCCGGTTGGACGAGATCCACGACACGATGAACCCCATCAGCCGCTCGATATGCGGAGCCATGTCGATGGCGAGCTGGTAGCCGAGGCCGATGATCGCGGCCCACGCGTCGTAGAGCTGCTCGCGGGTCTCCTGCATCTTGGAGGCGTGCGCGTCGCCGACGGAGACGCCGAGGCGCTCCGCGTCCGCGAACATCTGCTCGACTTCGGCGCGGCCGCGGTTCAGCAGCGGCAGCAGGTCCGTCACGCCAAGCCTCTCGGCCAGCTCGACCTTCCATTCGCCGTCGGGGACGCGCGCGAAGAGGTCGAACAGCTCCATGAACACCTGTTTGGTGTCCCGGGCGGCGACCTTCTCCTTGTAGAGGGCCTCGTTGGCCTCGTCCCTCTTCTTCTTCGCCTCCTGCTCGGAGCGCGACAGCTGCTTCTCGGTCCCGTCCGGGTTGAGTTCAGGCTCGTTCTTGTCCCAGATCGCCTTGGCGCGCTGCTGCTCGAGGGTGAGCTTCGCCGCGGTGCGCGTGACCAGCTTCAGCTTGACCTTGTACTGGTTCGTCCCGTCCTCGAGGGATTTCAGGAACGGATCGACGTCATCCCCGGCAGCGGCCACCTCGGCCATCTTCGCGCGCAGGCCCGACAGGGACCCCGCGAACGCGTCGACGCCGACGCCGACCTTGTCGGCGGCGTAGCGCATCTCACTGAACTCCTTGGTCGTCACGCCGAGCATCTGCGCGGTGCGCTGCAGCGCCGCCCCGTCGAAGGCCGCAAGTCCGCCCGCTGCCATGATGCCGCCGCCGACCACCGCGCCGCCGAGGGCGCCGATGCCGAGGCCGAGGCCGCCGACGAGGCCTGCCACGCCCGTGCGGACGGCGGCGTTGCCGACCGCGAGCTCGACCTGGCGGTAGGCCTGAAGGAACTGGGTCGTCTTGGTGTAGGCCTGTCCCATGCCGCGGCTGATGTCGCGCAGCCCCCGGGTGAGGTCGCCCGAGAACAGCTTCGACGACACGGCCTTGCGGCCGGCGCGCTCCATGGAATTGCCGACCGCGTCCGCGTCGTCGCGGACGGTCTTCAGGGCGCGCGAGTTCACGAACGCGCCGAGACGCGTATGCACGCCCCGGACACGCTCGTCGAACTTGCGGATGCGCTCGGCCTGCTCGGGGGTGAACAGGTCCTTCTGCGACAGCAGCGTGCCGACGTTGCCGACAGGGGCCGGGGCGGCGCGCGGCAGGCCGATCCTTGCGGAGAGTTCGTCGCGTTCGCGCTGCCTGCGCCGCGCGAGTTCCTCGTTGACCTCGAGCTCTGCGAGCCCGCCGGCCTTGCGTGCCTCGGCGATGTTGCGCCAGTCGGCTGCCAGCTGCGCCAGCGCCTTCCTCTGCCGCTCGATGCGGCGCTGCTCGTCGTCGGCTGCCTGCTTGCGGGCGAGCTGGGCAGACTCCGCCAGCTGCGCTTCCTTGTCGGCGCGGTCGAGCGTGTCCTTCCACCATGCGGTGTAGGCGGAGCGGCGGGAGGCCTCGCGTGCCCTTTCGAAGTCGGCGAGGGACTTCTCCTCGGCCTCGCGGCGGGCCTTGGAAGCCGCCTGGATGCGATCTTCCTCGTCCTGCCACGCTTTCTCGGCCTTGTCTTCCTGCGCCTTGCGGAAGCGCTCCGCGTCGGCCTCGCGCTTCCTCGCGGCCTTGGCTTCCAGCTTCTCGACCGCCGAGAGGCGCGTCCTGTTGCTGGCGAGCCAGTTATCGGAGACAGCCTCCATGCGGTCGGCGGCCCGCTCGAGGTCCTTGAAGTCCTTGTCGGAGATGATGCTCTCGCCCGCGTCCTTGCGCTTGCGCAGGTCATCGAGCTTGTCGTTGATCGCGTCGACGGCGCGGATGGACTCCAGCCTGTCGCGGTCGAGGTCGCGGGCCATCGCCTCAAAGGCCTGGCCGCGTCCGCGCAGCAGGCCGTCCTGGATGTCGCCGATCTGGGTGTTGATGGCGACGGCGCGGCGGTCGAGCTCGTCGGCGAGCTTGAGGGCCTCCTTCTGCGCCGTCGTCGGACCCTTTTCCTCGTCGATGGTGATCTTGGCACGGATGTTCGACGCGACGGCCTTGAGGCGCAGCAGCTCGGCCTCGAGCGCGCGGACCCGGCGCGCGGCCTGGTCCGCCTCCCTGTCGATCCGGTCGAACGAATGCGCCGCCGACGCGCCGATCTCGCGGAACGTGCGGACGAGCTTCTCGCCGCCGATGACCTCGAGCCGGGCCTGGAGCTTGTTCATCGCCATGGCGCGCCTCGTTCGGTAGGTGGGGTCAGTTCCCGGTCTTCGCCTTGGCGCCGCGGAACTCTGCCGCGAACTTCGCCGGGAGCATCCGGCTCGCCCACTGGGCCGTGTCGTAGAAGTCGAGGAGCTTCGGCATCTTCACGGAGAACTGCAGCTTGAAGAGCGTCAGGAGCTGCCCGTTCTTCTCGGCCGCGATGATCTTGCCGCCGCCCTGTGCGTCGATCAGGAACGTCTGGCCGAACTTCTCCCGCGCCTGGTCCGCCAGCGAATGCTTCTGGTGGTGCTTGAGGGGGGAGAAGATGTCGCCCGGGTTGGCGTTGCGGGTGGAGCGCGCCAGCCCGTGCTTCTCGGCGTCCTCCAGCGGGATGGCGAGAGCGCCGGCCGCCTTCGGGAAGACGGTGGCCCCGGTCTCGAAGACATGCGCCCAGCTGGAGTTGCCGGAGAGCGTGACGGCCGGCTCGTAGGAGAACCTGTAGCGGGACTTCCGCGACGGCCACTCGTATGTCCGGAACGCCTTCTCGAAGCGCTGTCCCCGGTAGCGGTGCGGCGAATCCTTGAAGTTGCGCTTGACCTGCGCCCGGACGCGGGCCTCGGCCATCTTGCCGACGTCCCGCATGGCCTCGGTGGCGGCCATGCCGATCGGGTGCTTCAGGTCGTCGAAGTACTCCCGGACGTTCTCGAGGTCGAAGAGGCCGATGGAGAACTGCTTCGCCATCGGATCAGCCCCTCTTCAGCCAGCGCTTGAAGTCCTCGTTGGACGCGGTCGACATCCTCATGGCCGAGGCCATCATCTTCATGTCGGCCGACTGGCGGACGCCGCGCAGGAGGGTGTGGTTGTAGAGCTGGCGCGGGGTCATGCCCCAGGCCACGTCGTGGCCGAACTCGGGGATCAGCGAGGCGACGGCCTCGCCGAGCCAGTCTAGGAAGCCGCCCTTGCGGCCTCGGCCTCGGCCCCTGGAGCGGCCAGACCCAGGGTCGTCAGAAAATCCTCGACACCCTTGGGGAACGTCCTGTCGTAGCAGGGCTTCAGGATGGCGAGCTGGTCGCCGAGGCCGAGTGAGCGGGCGACCGCCTCGATCTCGGCATTGTCGCCGTCACGCAGCGCGTGCGCGATCATAGCGCCGATGGCTTCGTCGCCGAGCTTGGAGATGACGGCCTGGTCGAGGCCCGAGACGCCGTTCTTGAAGATCTCGGCGAGTTCCGGGAAACGGAACAGGAGCGAGGCGATGGCGGCGGCCGAGAGGCCGAAGACGCGCAGGTCGATGCCGCCGACATGGACGATGTCGAACTGCGGGGCGATGTCGAGAAGAGTGCTCATGGTGGTTCCCCCTTGGGATGCTGGTTGCGGAAACGGAAAACGCGCCCCCGTTGCCGGGAGCGCGTTCAAGGATTCGTCGGTTACGAAACGACGTCGGAGATCGTCTGCTCGATGCCGAAGGCGAACTCGTTCTTGTCGCCGGCCGCCAGCGCCTTGGCGTCGTCGGCCATGACCGTGCCCTCGAGTTCGACCGAGCCGCGCTCGCTCTCCGAGATGTAGCTGCGGCTGCCGGACGGGGTCAGGCGGACCTTCCAGAGGGTCACGTGGACCTTGGCGCCGTTGGTGTTGTTGCCGACGATCAGCAGCTCGCACTGGATGTCCGGGTTTCCGCCGATGCCCGCCTTGAGGCGCTTGGAGGCGTTGGTGATCGCGGGCTGGTCGAAGGTGACCTCGAAGTCGCCGTCGGTCAGGGGCTGGAACACGCCGGACGGCGCGTCGAGCGTGTAGTCGACACCGAGGACCTTGACGACGGGATCGACTTCCGCGCCGTCCGTGACCACGGCGTCGATGACGTTGAACGCGCCGAGCTGGTAGAACTGCTTGGCCTTCGCGCCCTCGAACAGCTTCACCGTTTCGGTGGCCGCTTCCTGCGTCATGTAGCCGAGCGAACCCATCACGCCGAGGGCGCGGTTGCGGTTCGTCATCTGCATCAGCGTCATGGCGATCGAGACGTTGATCCCGGTGACCTGGCTGTCGACCGTCACGGCGGTGCCGAAGCGGTTGTCCTTGCGCTCGTCGCGCTCGGCCTCGACGGTGATGTCGACGGCGTCGGTGTCTCCGAGTTCCTCGAAGTAGTCGTTGCCTGCGAACTTGGCGAAGACGAATCCCTTGGGGATGCTGTAGTCGCCCTGGATGCCCTGGATGTTCATGCGTGTGTTCCTTTCGGGATTGGTGGATTACGGGTTCTTCGGATCGAAGACGTAGGGGAGCCGCAGACGCATCACGAAGATGGCTGCCGCCGTGTCCGGAGCGGACGCCGGGGGCGGGAAGGCCGCCCCGTCCATGGACAGCCCGCCGTCGTTGGCGGCGAGCAGCTGGCGCAGCGGCATGTGGGTCCAGACCGCCTTCACGGTGGCCGAGAACAGTTCGTCCCGGGCCGCCCCGACGTTCGCGTCCGAGGCCTCGACGTAGCCATAGATTTCGGCCTCCGCCGTCATCGGGAACGTCAGGTTCCTGTTGGCGGCATGCGGCCTGTCGGTCGCGCCGTCGAGGTCGCCGTCGAACATGACGAGGGCCGGCGTGAGGCCGTCAGGCAGCCGTGACGTGCGGTTGCGCTCCACCAGCTGCACGCCGTCCACGGTGCCGAGGGCCTCCATGAGCGAGGCCATGATCTGTTCGCGGACGGACATGGGATCAGGCCTTCTGCAGCGTCAGGACCCATTCCCCGCGACCGGGGCGGCCCTTCAGCTTGGCGCTGCGCACGTCGTAGGACTGCTCCTCGCCGTCGAGGCGGAGCTTCCAGCCGATCGGCTGCGCGGGACATTCGGAGTGGCGGACGTAGACGAGGGCTTCCTCGGCGTTGATGCCGGGCAGCATGACGTTGACGGAGCCGCCCCTGACGGTGGTCAGTTCGATCCCGTCCCGGTGGTCGAGCACGGTGACGGGCAGACTTTGCCCGCCCTTGTCGGTCAGCACGGCAGCCGAGCCGAGCGTGTCGTAGACCGGGTCCAGCAGCAGGGATTCGAAGTCGAACATGTTGACGAATCCTTGGCGGTGCAGGGCCGGACGGGGCGCTGGTGAAGCTAGCGGGCGTTAGGTGAGGAAGCGGGGGATGGGGGTCAGGCGAACGGGTCGTAGTCCGCGCTGGTGTCCGTGAAGCTGCCGTCTCCGTTCCGGGTCCAGCCAATGCCTACGAGGGCGGCTTCGCCCTGCTGCTCCACGAGTTCGAAGCCTTCGGTGATGGACGCGCCGCTGCCGATGATGACGTTCACGACGACGCCGTCGCTGCTGCGGATGACGATGAATCGGTTATCCATCACGCGACCTCCAAAACTTTGTAGACGATGCGGATTTCGCCGTTGCCGCCGTTGCCGCCGGCCGACGACCCGCCGCCGCCGCCGCCGCCAGGGGTGCCGCCAGGGGTGCCGTTGCCGGAGGCGTTGCCTGCGCCGCCTGCGCCGAAGCTGTAGGGAACGCCCGCCTTGCCATCCTCGGCAGTCTCGGTCGAGATGTAGGCGGGCCGGGCGGCGTCGGGGCCGAGCGCGAGCGAGCCGAACCCGCCGACAGTCAACGCGCCCGAAGCAATGCCACCCGCTCCAGGCCCGTCCGGCGAGTTAGGGCGAGCGGTGGAGGACGAATAAACAGAGAGGTCCGGGTAGGAAGCCATCGAGCGGCTCCGCCCGAAGACGTGCGAATCTTTCAGGGCGGCGGTCGCGGCAGTCTCGCCGCCGTTCACGTAGCGCAGCGAGTCCCCGGTGGTGGTGCCGCCCCACACGGTAATGCCGCCGGAGCCGTTGCTCCCGCCGCCGGCCCCGATGACGTAGGACAGCGTGGCTGCGAGCTCCGACATCCGGTAGCGCGCGATAGATACCATCCCAGGATGTCCGCCCGGGGCGTTCGAACCGGAGCGTCCGCCGGCTCCGCCGCCGACCAGGATAACCTCCATCTCGACGTCGGATTCGGTCAAGCCCGCGAACTCGGCGCGTGCCAGAACGTCCGCCTTCGTCCATGTGCCGGACGTGGTCAGCCTTTCGAACTGGACGACGCGCTCGCGCACGGGCGTGCCGGCTGCAACGGCTGCGGGCGCTTCCTCGAGCGCCGTCACGCGGCCTTCGAGGCCCTCGATCTCGGCCGAGTGGTCAGCGCCGCCAGCGGACGGGCGCGTGTAGGTCCTGCCGCCGAGGCCGTTCATCTCAGACTTCCTTGTAGGGGACGAGGACGATCTCGATGACCGCGTCGTTGCTGACGCGTCCGAAGTCCTGGTTGTTCTTGACCACGAGCCGGCGGCCGGGCGTGACGTAGATCGTCCTCTCTCCCGGGAACATGATCGCGCCGTCGTGGAACTCGGGGATGACGTTGTCGCCCGTGGGGGTCTCGGCGTACCAGATCGGCGCGCCTTCGACCTGGAACAGGTAGGTGCCCCGGTCCAGCAGCGGCGTGACGGTGGAGATCACGTTGGCTGCCAGCGTGGTCCGCTCGCGGCTGGCGTAGTCGAGAGCCGCGACCGGGACAGGATTCCCGTTGCTGTCTAGGACGAGGCGGACGGTATCCATGGGGCGGCTCCGGAAGGCTGGAAGGAATCGAAACGGCCGGGAAAGGTCTCCCGGCCGTGCTGTCGATGTCAGACTGCTTAGGCAGCGACTGCCGTGACGGCCACGCCGTCGAGGCGGACCTGGACGGAAGCGCCGTCGACGCCGACGATGGTGCCGATCGCGAACGCGCCGGCCGCCGATGCGCCGACGGTCTTCTCGGTGTTGTCCCAGAAGGCACGGTCGCCGACTTCGCCGGCTCCGGTGAACTCGTAGATGCCCGTCAGGTGCAGCGTAACGGTCGCGTCGACGGCTGCCGTGTTGGCGGCCACGCCGAAGATCGAGCCGAGGACGTAGCCCTGTCCGGCGGCGTAGGCGGCTTCGGCAGTCAGATCGATCGACTGGCCGGGTGCGATGTAGTTTCTCATAGTGGTCTCTCCTTGGAGATGGGATGGGTCCGGAAATGCGAAGGGGAGCCGAAGCCCCCCTTTACGCGGTCAGTCGTGGCGGCTGGTTAGGCGCGCTTGAACTTGTAGATGCCCTTCTCGCCCGTCGGGCCGACGCCGAAGTCCGCGATGACGCGCATCTCTGCGCCGTCCACGTCCCAGCCGGGCTTCGTCTCGACCACCGGGCCGCTCGCGCCGCCGAGGTAGCCGTAGGTCAGCACTTCCGCGTCGCCCGGCGAAGTCGCCATGTACCAAGCGGCGTGGTCGTCGAGCGCCGCGTCGGAGACGATCTGCAGCTTGCCGCTCCAGATATTCACGTCGCCTTCCTTGGTCGCGAGGATCGAGGTCAGCAGGCGCTCGACGTCGGTCTCGAGGTCGGTCGGGACGATGACGTAGCGGGCCGTGAAGTTCAGCGGAATCCCGTCGCTGGTGTGCTTGCGCAGCGCGAGGCGGCCGGCGGAGAACGCCGCCAGGTCAGGCGTGGCGACCGGGGTGGCGTGCAGGTTCTTGTGGTCGGTGTGGAAGAGAGCCTTGCCGTCCGTCAGCTTCGGGTTGTCGCGCAGCACGGCCCAGGCGATCTGGTTCTCCTGCGCCGCGATCCTGCGGCCCGACTTGCCGATCATGTCGGAGATCACGCCGAGGGAGTCGTTGACGAGCAGCTGGCGGGTGATCCCCAGCTTGATGGCGCGGGTCTTCAGCGAGACGGCCTCGGTGTTCGCGTCCGACAGGCTGGCGGACTTGATCTCGCCGTGTTCGCTCAGCGGCTGCAGGGCCGGGAACTCGCCCGAGCGCAGCACGTAGTGCGGCCTGAAATCCTCGAAGTTGCGCTGGCGGGCGATCGAGCGGAACGACGGGTTGGCCGCCTGGTAGTCCGCAAGCACAACACGGTGCGCGGCGTCGGCGAGGATGACCGGGAAGTCCGACGTCCCCATGAGGGCGCGCTTGGCGAGTTCCTCGCGGTTGAAGCGGACCTGGCGGCCGTTCGCCTGCTCGATGGCCGCGAAGCCCTCGAGCATCGAGAAGGAGCGGTATTCCAGCGCCTTGCCGTCGATCTTGATGGACGGGTCCATCTTGTGCGCGAAGGCGTCCACGAGAGCCGCGCGGACCACGTCCGGAGCGTCGTAGGAATGCCCGACCTGCGCTGAGGTGCGGGTGGCCGTAGCGTCGTCCTGGGCCGCGAGGGCGTCGAGGACGGCTGCGCGGGCGAGGTCGAGGCTGGTGCCGTCGGTGATCAGCCTCTCGGCGAAGTCGGCGCCGAGCTTGGCCTTGCGGACAACCTCCGAAATGCCGGAGACGCGGGTGCGCTCGGCGGTGCGGGCCTCGGTGGCAGCGGCGGTGCGGGCGGTCTCGAGTTCGGCTGCGCGCTCGAGTTCGAGGTTCGTGTCAGTGTTGGGAGTCGTCATGATGATTGACCTTTCAGGGGTTTCGGTTGTCGGGGTGGGATCGGCCGGCACAACCCCGGCTCGTTCGATTTCGCAGGAGTGGGTCTCGTCCCCGCTGCGGATGACCGCGCCCGCGTCTTCGGGCGTGGCTACGAGAGAGACCTCGAAAGGCTCCCAGTCGATGGCGAGCATGGTGGGTGGCTCGCCCTGCACGCCAGGGATCTCCCGGTAGCGGTGGACCCGGCAGCCGATGGAGACGGCGCGGATGATCCTCTGGTCCAGCTTATTGCGGATGCCGTCGCTCTTCGCAGTCCCGGTCTCCATTCGGAACTCGACCACGCCCTTGCCGTCCTCGAACCAATGCCGGACGACGACGCCGTATTGGCTGTCGACGCTGCGGACGTGGTCCAGGAGAATTGGCACGATGCCGCTGTCGAGGCGGCCCGTGCGGATGTGCGCGGGGTCCATCGAAAGCTGCTCGTAGTAGGGACCGTGGACCGAGCTCATGCGCTTGACCCGCACGCCCGTCGCGTAAACCGCGCGATAGGTGTTGTCCTGCCCCGGAACGGCCACTAGGCCGTCCGCGGCGCGGGTCGTCAGAGGAAGCTCGACTGTCTCGGTGGTCACGGTCATGCGGCCTCTTCCTCGATTTCCTCAAGGCAGCGTTTGACGGCTTCCCTGAGCTTCTTGTCGTCGGCCTTGGCCGCCTGCTGTTCGGGTTTCCTCGGGGTGAAGAAGGGGTGCTCGGCACCGATCCTCTCGAACTCCTGCTTCTCGGCCGCGAGGTTCTCGAGGTGGACGGAGGGGTTAAGGCCGCGGGCCTTCACCCTGTCCGACCAGAGAGCCGTGCCGTTCTCGATGTCCTGCGTTTCGGCGTCGCCGTCTTTCTTCGGATCCACGAACTGCTGCTTCGGCATCGTGAGTTCGGCTTTGTAGGGCGTGTCGGCCCAGTGTCCGGCGCTGAAGCCCGCCTCGACGAACCAGGCGACGATGCGCTCGATCGCCGGGGCGAGGGTGTGCCACTGGTGCTTGGAGACCGTCTGCTGGAACTCCATCTTCCCGGCGCGCAGGCTGCTATAGTTCGCTCCGGTGAGGTCGCTGTAAGCCTGGTCGTAGGTCAGCCCCACGCCGATCGCGATCATCCGGATGAAGGACGAGGCCAGCATCGTGTGGCCGCTCGAGTTACCCGGGTCGAAGGAGTGCGCCGTCTCGCCGCGCTTGAGACGCAGGATCGCGCCCGGCGACAGCTTGCTCGGCCCGGAGGTGCTGTCCGCCTGAGCGATGCCCGGAGGTGACTGGGTGTCCTCGGTCTGGATCGCGACGGTGAAGCAGGCCTCCACCTTCGCCTTCATCGCGAGGGCTTCGAAATAGTCGTCGAGGTCGCGCAGCCGGGTGATGACCGGGTGCAACCAAGTGACCCCATGGACTTGGTTCCGTTCCTTCCGGAACAGGTAGATCACGTCGTCGGCTGGCACCGGGAAGGACTGGATGCCTGCCCTCGGATAGGAGGCGGACTCGCCGGGGTGCTCGGGCCACAGCCAGTAGAAGACGATGTTGTCGTGGCTGTCGAACTCAAGTCCCTGAACGATGCGGTTGCCTGTCTTGGGGTTGATGCCGCTCTTCGAGCTGTCGATGAAGTCCGGCTCCAGAACCTGGAGCTGCATCGGGACCTTCAGGTTCCTGTAGCGCTTCAGGCTGCGGTATCGCTTGCGGATGACGCAGCCACCGCGCTCGACCATGATCCGAGCGAACAGCGCCTCGAGGCCGTAACCGTCGAGCCTGCCGTCCGCGTCGCAGTCCGTAGACTCGAACCACTCGAGCCAGAACTGGCGCATCCTCTTCGTCACGCGGTCCTTGCCGACGAAATCGACGGTGATGCCATCGCCGACGAGGTGCAACTCCCACAGGTCGACGATCCGCTTGGCGAGTGAGTTGTCGCGGACCAGCTGGCTGGCGCGGTTGCGCAGCGCCACCATGGACGAGCCGATCTCGGCGTTGGCCCCGGTGGAGCTCGCGGACCACGCGCTGCGGTTCTTCGAGTCCCGGGCGCCTGCGTAGGCGCGCTGGACGTCGGCCGCATCGCGCCACTGCTGGCGGATCGCGCCTGCCCGCGGGGAGACGTAGTGGATGGCGCGGTCGAGGAGGTTCATTCGTCGCCCCTCGTGAAGGCCACCTGCTCGACGAGTTGGCGGACGGTGCCGTTGACCTCGGCTTCCATGAGGGCGAGGACGCGCAGCTGCTCGTCCACGCTGTTGTAGGTGACCATCCTGCCACCCTCCATCACCTGCTTCAGGCCGGACGAGATGGCCTTCTTCAGGCGGGCGACGTCAGTCTGGGTCCATGCCATGTCTATCGCCCCAGCCATTGGTCGCCGTCGCCACCGAACCAGTCCCGTTCCTGCCGCGGCTGCTGCCGCACAGGTTCCGGATCGGGGTTCGGCCTCGCAGGCTCAGGTTCAACTTGCGCCTGCCGCACGACGGCAGGCTCCTCGGGAGGCGTTTCCACCTCGTGGTCCGGGTGCGCGTATCGCGCCTCCAGAACGGCCCATTCGGCCTCGGTCCACCTGTCGCAGCCGGCCGCGATGGCACAGGCACGGTTGTAGACCCAGAGGTCGAGCTGCTCGTTGGCCGGATGCCGCTTGATCCAGTCGTTCTTCTCGGCGACCCATTCCTCGGCGACGAGCTGCTTGCACATCTC